CCTCCTGGACTTCCTCCACTAGCAGTAAATGCCAATGTTCTTGCTGTTCCATCTCCTGTTAAAACGATGTTTTTAACCATTCCAGCCTCAGCATTTTGAATATTAAAAGTAGTATTGTCGTTTGGTGCAACAGTAAAAGTTGAAGCAGAATCAAAATCAACATTTATAGTCGAAGAAGGACTCAAAGCTACTACTGTTCCAAAGAACTCCGATCCTAGTACTGAATTTTTTATTTTTGTTCTTGCCATAATTTTAGTGTTTCTGTGTGACTATCTTGGATAATGCAAATTTACGCTTTTATTGAACACATGTTTTTTATAAAATCTTTTACTTTAGTGAATGCAATTTAATTAGGGTTTAGTTGGTTTTGTGGTAGGAAAAGCATCTGTATCAGTCCAATCTCTTAACTCCTGCCTATATGTTACCCATGCAGCGTGATTAGGATAATCAGTTGTTGGAACTATAAAGTCTGTTGCTTGTAGTTCTGCATTTCTCCACTCTCTAGCATCTTTTTCTATAAAATATTCATCTGTATATATCATAATTCTATGTCCACTGTATTAATACTAATCCCCCTTTACCTCTTGGTGTTGTAGCAGTTCTTGCTCCGGCAGCATAACTATTCCAATGCTCCCCCTGTCCTCCAGAACCTGTGCCATCAACACCTTTTTCTATTGTACGCACTATAGCACTGCTGCTCCAATGAACCGAGCTCACGGAATTTGTGTCTTGTGCTAAAAACTGCAATGATCTTGCGGAACTATCCCCATCTAAAGGAAGGCCATATCCAAGAAGCGTTGTATTATCTGAAGAAATAATTACAGAAGAATTTTGTGTTAGTGTAGAAACGTTGCCTAATGTTCCAACTGCAGATTTAAATGCTTGTTGACTAGCACTCGCAGACGATGCATCCCCCGCTCCTCCAGCTCCAGCTAAACAAGTTATATCAGCTGTGCTTGTTAAAGTATATATTCCTTGATAATAAGATCCTGGTGCTCCGTGTAAAATACCATGATTATATCCACTACCATTGTGAGCCGCGGACTGACCTCCCTGCCCTCCTCCTATTAATACAACAAATATTTTACTACCAACTTCTAAATCATATGTAGATGGTGAAAATGTACTCGAAACATCTGAACCCGTTCCAATAACTTGAAACATATTTGATAAAGAGAACCCTCCGCCTCCACCGCCTGCTGCTGCAAAAAAATCTGTAAAATTATTCATATTATTGTCCTATTATTACCCAACCTTGGGCAGTTCCACTATATACTAATTCAAAACTCGCAGATGCCGTGTTTAAAGTAAGATCAGCTGATGCACCCATTATTTTGTTTGTGTTAGCTCCAAGCACACATGTTGCAACTCCAGAGCGATTTGATATCTTAATCCACTGACCGACTGAAGGCGATGCAGGTAACGTTAATGTTACAGAAGCTGTTAAAACATACACATAAAATGCATCCGCCGTTGCGTCCTGACTTACAACCTGAACGTTATATTTTTTATTGTCTGAAGTAGCAGATATTAATTTACTTACAGAAACCACCTCAACCTCGTCTCCACTGGAAGGCGCTGTTAAGAAGGTTAGACTACTTCCCGAAAAACTATACGTTGATTTGTTTTGGTACACACCATTAATATATACCATCGTCTCTTTTTTTGACTCAGGAGATCCGTTAACTAACGTAAACGATGTCTGGCTCCCTGTTCCTGAAAAAAGGTCTGAATCAACGTCTGAGAACGTTATAGAGGTTGGTTGTAAATTTTTTCTAGACTCTACTTCTATTGAGTCACCACTTGAAGGGGCTGTAGTAAAGCTTAATGTTGCTCCTGTAACAGAGTATGTAGACTTCTCTTGGTATACACCGTTGATATATACTAGCGTATGTGTTTCGTTTGTTGGCGCTAATGAAAGCGTAAAGTCTGTTGTTGTTCCGTTACCCGTAAATGTATTGTTTTGTATCTGCCCTACATCTGCAACAGTAAGTGCAGAAGTAATAGATATAATCTCAACGCTATAATTATTCTGTGGTGGAGTTGTAAATGTTATTGTACTCCCCGATAAACTGTAGTGTTCTTTCTCCTGATACACTCCTTGTATGTAAACTAGAGTGTGGTCTTTAGAAGCGGGTTGACTAGAAAGTGAATAAGCCGTATCTGAGCCATTACCAACAAAAACATCAGTAAACATACTACTTCCGTCTGTACTCTGAAGTGATGCGTAGCTAATAATTTCAAGCTCTGTTCCATTTGGTGGCTCATTACCTGTTCCAAACACTAAGTCTGAACCACTAACTGTAAAGGTACTTTTGTTCTGGTATACACCATCTATATATACAAATACATTATTCTCGTCAGTAACACTTTGTCCCATGCCAAAAGTAAGTGTGCTTCCATTAGGACTATAAGTTCTTCTTTCTACTACCGCTGCTCCTGAGCCTCTAAGGTTCTGAACCTTACTCCCCATTCCTGAATGGTTAGTGCAGTAGTAGTATAAAGCAGGTGAATCCTGCTCTAGTGTAATTTCTGTTTTAGCGCCTGTACTTCCTGGTGTTCCAGTTACTGTTACTCCTGTAGTGTATTCTGTTCCTGAACCATGCGTTCCATCTTCAGTAGCGCTAAATCTTAAAGGATGTCCTGCATTAGAAGAATCTGACTGGTCTATAATGTATTTTTGTCCAGGAATAAGTATAAGGGCTGTCTGTGCACTACCATCTATATGATATTTATTACTTCCTGATACTTGAGCTACAGTTACGTTTACAATGTTTTCTGATGCGCCTCCTATATCTCCCCACTGATTTGTGTATCCTTCAAACTTCCCTGTGTCGGTGTTGTATCGGAACATACCCGCTGATGCAGTTGGTCTTGCAGATGTGCCTCCATCTGGAACCTTAATAGCTCCCGTGGTATCAACATCTACAACCTGTCCGCTTTCTGATATAGATAAGGTAACATTTTCCCATTTTGATGAAACATTGTTATATCTTAATATTTGACTGTTAGATAAGCTAGTTATATTTACATCAGTCAAATCATTGATAGGGTGATCAGCATTGATAGCCTCATACGTTGATCCATCATTTGTAAATTCCCAGTTATCATTAGCTTCATTCCATCTTATTGATACAGCAGAAGAGCTTCCTCTGTTAACCTCTACTCCTGCGTTTTGTGAAGGAGCAACATTACTTAGAAGATCACTATTGAGTGTTATTATGTTATCACCTATATTTAATTGATTAGAATTTACAGTCGTTGTGCTTCCTGATACAATTAAATCACCTTGAATGGTTACGTTATTTGAAAATGTTTCCGCTTGATCCTTTCTAGCAAACTTAGGGTCTGCGTAATCAAAAACATGATCACCAGTAACTAAAGTTGCTGCGCCATCGGCAACTGCCCCTGTAGTTAAATCAGCATCAATAGTTGCTGTACCACTATTTACAGTTATATCTATATAAGTACCTGCAGCTAAAGTTACATCATCATCGACATTATCTGATCCCTCTAAACTTATAACTGCATCATCTCCACTTTGTGCGACAGTTAAATCATAAGTTGTGTCTGTGTTTGTGGGTACTGTAATACTACTGGTTCCATCTGTAACAACTCGAGTATTTGTATTAACGTTTATGTCAGTTAACTTTGTTCTTTCTGATCCAGTAATAATCTGTCCAGATCCTGAGTTTGTAATATCTGCGAGTTCTGTGGCATTGTGTAAAGAAAGATCTGTTACGTCTGTTGGCTTATTTAAAATCTCAGAATCTCCAGTAGTAGCATTATAATCTGCTTTTACATTTACTTCGGCTCCAGAAGCAATACCATTAAGTTTTGATAGTAAAAGATCTGTAAAATTATTATCCGTTAACTCCTTGCCAACAACTTCATCAACCTTTGCATCTAAAGCTGTTTGTAAACCTGCTATACTAGATATATTAAGAGCATTTAATGTAGACCTATTGAGTTCTATGTAGTCAACAACTTCCTGAAGGGTATCTAAAGTTGATTCGTCACTTAATAACAGAGTATTTATAGAATCAATCAACCCTTTCAAAACTCTTCCCTGATTTGCAGATAAAGGTGTGTCTGTACTAGTAGATGTAACATCATCAACTACATCAGAGTGTAACAAGGAATTTGTTAAAGTTGTTCTTTCAGCTGAAGTAATTATTTCTCCTGAACCTGCATTTGTTACGCCATCAAAATCAACTACACTAGCAGACTCTACAAAAGCTAAAAAGAAATAAGCTGTAGGGCTAAAAGACCCGTTTGACGATAGGTGTGTAACATTGAATATTATATAGTTTGAATTTACACCCCAAGTTTGAGCGCTATCAACTCTAAATATTCCAAATACATCAAAATCATCCTGTTTTGATACTTTGATTCTTTTTCCTTGAAAAAATTGAAGGTAATTTGAAACATTAATTCCACTAATAACTTCCTTCGATAATATAATTTGTGTTGTAGCAGAAAATGCAGTTGAAGTTGCAACACCTCCATTTAAACTTAAAACTCCTTGAGGATCGGTATTGGTTGGATCATAATTTTGAAATCTGTAAGCTATGCCATCAAATATAGCAACAGCACTAAGGCTATTAATCAAATCAACAATACTTTGAAGAGTAAAGTTTTTTGTAGTATTTGTAGCTTGATCAGTTCCTAAAAGCTTATCACCTAAAGTAACATTACTATCTTGAAGATATGTTTGTATCCTAGCCATCTTGTCAGTTTGTCTTTGTTGTTGAATCTGTCCCAATCCACTTATCGCTAAGGCTTAGGGTAGTATCGAGATCGTATGTGTTAATTCTAGGCATAATTAATACAAAGATACCAATAAAAAGTAAGCTCCATTTCTAACTTGTAGTTAGTGATGGTTCTTGTTTCCCATAACCTTCTCGTAAGACCTTCCGCCGAAGTAGCCTGCGAATACAACAAATAAAAGCTCTTTAACAACTGATAAACCTTCTATCTGCATATACCAGCCAATAACAAAAGAAACTGTAAGAAATATTAATGTTAGTGGCCTTACATTAGAGGGGAGCCATCCACTTCTGGCATCTGCCACCCACCTTCTTGTAACACCGTCAATTTCAGCGCGTTCTATATCTAATTTTTTCAGAGCAACTTTTTTGTCCTCTTCACTCATTTCAGAACCTCCTATAATAGCCTGAATTACACTACCTGCTAATGTATCCCCAGCTACTGCGCCAACAACATTTGGTATTTTGTTAAGTAGGAATTGTCCTACCTTCGTGTCTTTGAATTTTTTTCTTTGTTGAGACATTTTTTAATAAACCCAAGTTACCTGTGGATCAAGGTCTTTTGCTCCATCCGCATGAATAAATGTTTTAGCAACACCTATTCTATGACACCCAGCCTCTATAAGTCCTTTCAGAATCAAAAACCTATCTCTTGAACCTTTAACAGCTATATCAACTGCACAAGGGCCGCCTTGTCTTGTAGACAAATGAGCCGAGTTAGATTTTCCTCCAACAGACTTGTTATGAGAAGGTGTACGGACTCCTGAGTTAATTCTGTACGGAGTCCCTGATATTTCCCTAGCCTTGTCAAGTAAAAGCAAAAATTCTTCATTCATCAAGGTTCCGCTTCCTGGTTCATCAGGAGAATCAAAATCTTGAATACTAAAGTATTTGAGTTGCATTTATTTTCTTAATTTATGTGAAATATTAATTACTGTGTATATCAAAGTTGCTAATAAAACAAACGTTGATAATATTGGGTTTATGTCATGAAAAAAACTAGTCCCAATCGCTGAGATACTTAATCCGTATATCTTCAAATCTTCTATCATTTTTTTGGTTTTCTTCCTGGTCTTGTTTTACCTGTAGCAGCTTTAGGTATATCTCCAAGTTGATTTCCAACTTCTTTGATTGCTTTACCTACATCAGATAATTCTTGACCTACTCTATCAACTCTTATGGAAACATCTTTTTTAAGATCCATAAATTTTTCTTCTAAAATATCAGGAATCATATTATTATTATCATCTTTTGTATATCCTTTTTTGGCAAGCCAAATAGCAGATACATTGATTGTAATTAATACAACTAGTAATATTATTGTTATTATAATTAAAGTTTGCATTTTATTTTATATTTAAGTGTGAGCCATCACAAATCCCTAGTGAGTTTTGAGTTGTTCCGCATACACATGGTTTAGTTTTCATTTTCTTTTTGCTCCTCCTCGAGCCCTATTTATTTTTCTTCGTTCTGAGACTATAGTACCGTTCTTATGAGAACAATCCATGTTATCTCCCTTTTTTCCAAATTTACGATTAAAAGCATTACACTCTACACGTTTTTTGACTTGCTTCTTTTTTTTCTGAAAGACGCTATCATAAGCAGCCTTTTTAGCTCTCGCCTTGGGGTTGCTCCTGTAATATAAAGCAGTTCTGCCTAAACTCATAATTATTTACTTTTTCTTTTTTTTCTTTTTCTTAGAGGTAGTTTTGGTTTTTTTCCCCATTTTTCCTCCGTAAGTTCCTTTTCCGTACGGCATAATTAATCTTCTTTTGTTGGTTCAACTTCTTTTTTCTCTTCTTTAGCTTTTGCTTTTTTCTTAGCTGGTGCTACTCCCATTCTGATTAGGAAATCTTCCTTTTTTTCATTTTTTCCTCTTAACTCCATAATTACTGTTTTTTAAATTTAACTTTCGCTTTTCTTGTGTTTGAAACAAACTGCTTGCTACTACCTCCAGATCTTTTTTTTCTTTTAGCAGTAGCAGCCCTTTCAGCCTGCGATAGGCTTCTAGCTTTTGATAAAGGTAAACATCTGTCTGGGTTTTTCTTATTTTTACTTGTCCCACAAGCACCTTTTATCTTCCCATCCGTTCCGATTCTCACCCATTTTTGTTCTCTCCATTTTTTTAATTCTCCCATTTATCTGTATTTAAGTAAATGATATTGTTCCTGTTCCAGCTGTAAAGGTAGTTACTTTATCAGAGCCATCTGTAGCGGTTGAGCCAGTTAATCCAGAACCTATATTGACTGTGTAAGCATCTGGATAGCGTAATATAACTACTCCAGAGCCTCCAGCGCCACTATTAGATCCGCCACTATTTTGTCCTCCAGTTCCGCCGCCACCAGAGCCAGTATTAGCCACGCCATTGCCTCCAGCACCACTTGCACTTGCTCCACCAGCGCCTCCTCCACCAGAACCACCAGCTCCAGCTGGTTTGTTTACGTCCGATGCGTAACCTCCACCACCACCTCCAGCTCTTGTAACTGATGATCCTGTAATAGTTGAAGCGACACCGCTTCCACCAGATCCAGAACTTGAACTTGATCCGTTGCCTCCAACTGATCCAGCTCCACCTCCACCTCCAGCTGTATAAGGAGTTAAGCCAGAAACAGCATTACCACCAGCATAGCCTTGATTAGCTGTACCAGCTCCGCCGACATTACCTGGAGTCTGATAATGGCCACCACCACCAGAACCACCATCCCCACCAGATGATGCTCCTCCAACACCCACATTTGCGTTTCCAAAACCACCCCCTATTGAGGTAACTGTTGAAAATATTGAATTTGATCCACTATTACCTTTAGTATTTAAAGTGGATTGTGCTGCTCCTCCTGCACCTACTGTTACAGTGTAATTAGTGCTTGGATCTAAAGTCAAAGATGTTTCACTTGAAGCACCACCTCCAGAAGTTTCCGAATTATAAGATGTTCTGTAACCTCCAGCACCTCCACCTCCAGCATAATTATTACCTCCAGAACCGCCTCCAGCTATTACTAAATAATCAACTGTTATTAAATCCGGATTTAAAGCAGTGTCAGTTTCATTAGCAGCATTGTAGGCTATCCATCCTTGAGTAGCATCTACATAAACCATAGATACCCCACCTCTTTCATAATTTATTAATAGATCATTAGCAGCACCATTAATATTATCAGAAGATGTTATTGTGATATTGTTAGTATCAGCAGTACCAGCGTAATCAACAATAGTTAATTCATCACCAGCAGTTGGACTGCTTGGAAGTGTTACAGTTATTGCAGCACTTGTAGTATTTACAAAATAACCTTCACCTGCCACAGCTGTAAAGTTTGTTGTTTTTAACCCCTCTTGCCAAGCCGTTCCAGCTCCTTCTATTAATCCGCCAAGTACTTTGGTTTGCCCCATTTTATTCTGTTGTTACTGCGTCCCAAGTTTGTGTTTCTTCATTCCAAACATATCTTTCTCCATCGTCTGGATACTCAACTGGTGCTTGCCATAAACATGATGTTTCATCTAGCGTCCAGCTAGCATATGGTTTAGGTGGAATAAATGCGTCTCTAGATTCATCATACGTATACCCTATGCCTGCATAATTTTTTCTATATGGAGTGCCATCACCTGAGTGTACACCACCATATGTATTATAAGAAGTTCTTTTACAAACTTGCTCACGTATGTTACCATAGTGTATCTCCCAGTTTGTATTTCCGTCTGTTTCGTCTTTACCTACTATTACTTCGGTGACGATGTTTTGCATGTTTAAAAAAGCGTAATGTGCCATATTGTTAGTTAAATTGTATGTTTCCTGTTCCTGATGTGAAACTTGTTACTTTGTCAGTTCCTACGGTTGTTGTTGTATGATGTCCTGATAATCCAGATATAGTGTATCCAGATGGGTAGCGAAGTATAACTATACCAGAACCGCCAGCTCCACCGCCATAACCTCCAGATCCTCCTCCAGCTCCACCACCTGTGTTTGGTGTTCCGCTTGTTCCTAACGCGCTGTTATTGCTGCCTGCACCGCCACCGCCGTCTCCGCCTGGAATTATTGAGTATCCAGCAGAAACACCGCCAGAACCACCCCCTGCATAAACTACAGCGGAACCAGTTATGCTATTACTTGCACCATCTCCACCATATCCTGCACCATCAGTATTACCAGATTCCGAAGCACCACCACCTCCACCACCAGGGTGACTTCCACTAGCTTGTCCATTACCGCCAGCGTATCCTTCAACTGGACTATAGCCACCAGCATTACCACTGTTTCCATTCGTGTCATAAGCTCCTCCACCTCCAGAGCCTCCAGAACTAGATGATCCACCTTGACCAGAACCGCCGCCACCTCCAGTTGCTGAAATATTATTAAAATCAGAATTTGAACCAACTGTACCATTCCAAGGTGAGGAAGTTGTTGCGGCAGCACCACCCCCAACTGTAACATTATAATTTGTAGCTACATTTAAAGATAAAGCAGTGCCTCCATAATTAGTTCTATAACCTCCTGCTCCGCCACCACCAGAGTTTGAATTAGAACCTCCGCTTCCACCTCCTGCTACAACTAGATAGTGGACTGTTAATGGGACAGATGAAGCAGCATTTGTTTCAATGTTATCTGCATTCCATCCTTTAGTTGTATCTTGATATATAAGCGTTACTGTAGCATTGTTAATTATACATTTGTAATCATCAGTTGATCCTTGTATTTTTTCAGAACCATTAGAAACAAATATCACTTTATTAGTAGCAAATGTACCAGCATAGTCTTGTATAATAACTTCGCTACCAACTACTCCTGCTGGTAAAGTAACTGTTATTTCTGCTGATGTAGTATTAACAAAATAACCTTTTCCAGCTACAGCTGTAAAATTACTTGTCTGGATAGTACTATCCCATTCAGCTCCACCACCTCCGCCGAGTTGATCTCCAAAATTTATAACGTGTGTTGATACTTTAGTTAGTGCCATTTACGAGTTTTTTCCTTTACAGATACATTTGTTTTTACCACATGTACATTGCTTCATAATACTTTTTGCTGTTGCTCTATCATCATAGTCTAATGCAGCTTTCAATACAATTTTATCCATAATGCCATCTTGATTTTCTAGGATCTGCTTTTGTAATGTAATAACCATATCTTCTAACCTGTCTTTTGCAGTAACAAGCAAATCTATTTGGTTATTTTTTTTATCAATTTCCCCTCTTAATGCATTTATGTCATCTGGTTTAGTTCCAGTAATGCTTGATATAATAACTGGAATTGAGGCCGCAATTGTTCCTATTAACATCATCACAACTTCTTTATTGGAATCTAATACAGGAAACTGTAATAAAGTTACTATAATTCCTATAACAAATAGAAAAATAAATAAGGACCCTATGTATGAACGTAGCTCTTTCGCCACACCGTTTTTTGGAAGTTGCATAATTTTATTTTCCTATTTTACTCATTGCTGATTTATGTGATCCAGTAAATGACATTTTAGAACTACCACACATTTTTTTTACCATGTCCGAAATATGCTTCCCTGTGTGGTGTTTAGAATGTTCTTTCATTGTTTTTTGTTGTCTTTTTGATAAACAACTTACATCTATACCTTTTATTTTCATGATATTTACTTTTTGCCTTTTGATTTTTTAGCATAATTAGGATCCTTACAATATTTACTTGCAGCCATATTTGCATAAGCTGATGGATATCGATCAAATGTCCTCTTTGCCCATGCTATCCCTGCCGAACATATTTTATTGCCCCTGTTTGCTTTTGTTTTACTTTTTGCCATAAGGAAATATTTCGTTTAATGTTTTTCTTCTTTTATCACATCCACAAGGTGTGTTAGTGGCTTTTGACGTTGCTTCCACAATAGCTTTGATTCCTGTCGATTTTGTGAACGCCTCGACAGTATCTCCAAAACCTTTGTGTCCTTTTAGTGGATGACTCATGCCTTAGTTACTGGTTTTTTTTATCTTTCGGCTTTATTTTACCACTACCGACCATTCTACCTTCCTTAACTCCTGCTCTATAATAATTATTAGCCTCTCTCATATTAACGTTTTTGTTATAAGCGTTTTTTCTTCCAAACTTATAACCAGCATCGTAACTTATACTGTCTTTTTTAGTTGCTTTTTTTGTTCCAACTAAATAAGGTTTATTTATATTCCTGTATTTATTTGTTATGTAATCTACATCTTTATTTTTAAAACCATAACTATCGTGTTCTGCCTTCGTTAAAGGCCCCATTTTGTTTTTCTTTAAGTATGGATCCATAATTTTAATATTTACCTTTTCTGTTAGAAGGAGATGATTTAGTGGACCCTCCTTTTCCAGCCCATAAGTTTTTACAAGCCCAATAACGAGCTGTTAATTTGTTTGTTGCAGAAGAGCAGTTGTGTCTAGCCTTAAAAGATTTGCGAGCAGCGGATGAATAGTTATGCCCATATCCTTTTGCTCCAAAATGTATAATTTTCTCTGTTCCTCCAGAACAAGCTTTAACCATTCTTTTCTTTCCTGGCCTTGTACTCGAACGTGGTGAGTTACAAGCCATTTTAGATTTATCAACTCTTTTTGCCATGCAACAAATATACGATAAAAAAAAGTTCGCTATTTTTGATTCTAAATCATATCTAGTTGAAAAGACCAGCAAAACGCATCAGACAAAAAGCTACAGACAAGTATCATATATCATACGAAAAAGAAAGAAGGTATGGTTTTTTAAAATATTGGAGGATAGTTAAGTATTATGTAAAAAGAAAGTACGAGTTATCTGAAACAGATCTCGAGATGCTACTCTACCTTTATGATGAAGGTCGTTTCGATATGGAAGCTTTTAAAGAGTATGCAAACATTATGCATTGGGACAGAAATAGATTTTGGAATCTAAAAGAAAAAGGATTTATAAATGTTTGGAGGAAAAGAAACGAAGTTAGCAACAGAAGGCCTATATACGAGCTCTCTGTAAAATCAGCTAGAATATGCAACTTAGTCTACAAAAGGTTGTTGCTTGAGGAGAAGATTTCAGAAAACCCAAGAATAAACCCTATCATGAAGGGCACAACTTATACTGACAGGGTTTATAGAATGGCAATAAAAAAGATGAATCGAAAAATCAAAGACTGACCGCCTTTTTCAAAACATCGTAATCTCTTACGGAAACCCTGCTTTTAAGTTCTCTCATTGTAACAGGTAGACCTTCGCCTTTTATCTCAGCCACAGCATGCTTGCACTTAAGAAACTCCGATTCATTTTTTATGTCCTTGTTTCGAAGCTTTAGATTTAATAGCATCTTATTATCGAAACTTCTGCGCACCGTAGGTGCACTACATCCAAGAACTTCTCCAATTTTTTTCATTGTAAGTTTACCTTGGATTTGGCTACAGGCTCTCCATATATCTGATGATTCAAATCTTATACTTGGATGAATTAACTGCTGCACGATCTTTCGCTTCTCTTCAATTGGTATCATTTTCGATGGGTTAAATATAACCTTTCTCTTTTTTCTACAATAAGGTTTTGTTAGAGTTTTTTCCCAAACATCTTCACAAATTGCATCTATTCTTCTGTCACTGTATGTTCTAATAACATGACCATTAGATCTGTCTGTCATTTGCTTCATGTGGCGTACAAAAACAGAGTATTCAATTTTTGGATTTAGCCACCTAAGTTTTTCCGCCACGTACTCAACTTCCTGAATAGAGTTTATTTTTCTAGTTGTTCTAAAAAGACTATAGAATTCGATGCCCTTTGGAAAGAAAAGATATTTCTGACCTCCGAACTTAAAAGAGGATTCCATAATAATCCTATCTTCTTCATATTCGAAGAGTGGTATGTACATTACTCCTTAACAACAATCCCACTTTCAAGTAAAACCAATTTGATTTCACCTGACATTCTCATTTCTGAAGAAGCCATTTTATCATAGTACACGTTGTCACCAGGACTAACTTCTTTTACCTTTGCCCCCACCGAGTCGACAACCCCCCTGACATATCTAACATTTTTATCCGTCTTGCTTGACAAGATAACACCCCCTGATTCTATCTCGTCTTTGATTGGAGTTATAACAATGTATTGACCTAATGCTTTCATGCTCTAATATTTGTGATTACGCAATCAGTTGTTAAAATTTCACAAGACACGCTAACTGCATTTTCAACCACATTTATGGTTACTGTTGTAGGGTCGAGTATTTTTTCTTTAAACATATCAACCACTTGGTTTGTTATAGCGTTATATCCTTTTTTATAATCTTCTTTTCCAACTTCTTTTGTAACAACAGTAAAGGCTTTATCTTTCATATCTGTGTTGGACATGATTGTGGTTAAAAGCGATGATGTAGATGCACAAAGGCAAAACCAACCTTTTCTATAGGAATCATCCCAATCGGCAAATTTTTCCTGTTCTACATGAGCTCTCATTTTTCTGCCTATATGAAGAAGTGCTGTACCTCCACCAGGAACCACGCCCATCTTCATAGCAGCACGAGTAGCACTTATTGCATCATCCACTCTGTCCATCTTCTCTTTCATCTCCACTTCAGTAGAAGCTCCTACATGTACTGTTGCAACTCCTCCAGTCAACTTCGACAGTCTATCTCTCAAGTGCCACTCATTATCTGCTTCTTTCTCGTCAGCTATTTTTTGCTCTAAATGTTCTTTCAGTTCTGATATCACCTTCTGATCTTTTGGCTCTACAAACAAAACTGTTTCTCCTTCTGAAACAACAACCTTATCTGAAGACCCTAAATATTCTGGTGTGATCTGACCGAAGTCGCTACCTTGTGCTTCTGAAAAAACTTTCGATCCAGTCATACTTGCTAGATCTTGTAAAAGTTCATCTCTTTTGTATCCTACACCAGCAGGCTTTACCACACAAGCTTTAAACCTTCCTTTGTTGTTGTTGAGAATCATTGTAGCTAAAAATTCATCTGATGTGTCAGCTACGATAATTATTGACTTACTGTTCTCTGCGCAATATTGGAGTATCGGCAGAATCTGCTGAGCACTTTGTATTTCAGATGAACAAATAAAAATAAGGGGAGACTGAGCAACAAATTCACGTTTATTAATATCCGTGACTAAGTGGTGGGATGCCCAGCCTCTATCAATTTTAGTTCCTTCTTTGATGGTTACATAGCTTTCTTCGTTGTAAGATTCCTCTACAGCTACTACTCCATCCTTTCCAACCTTTTCATATGCTTCTGCAATTAACTTTCCAATCTTTTTATCGTTGTTTGCCGATATTGAAGCAACTGCTACTAGGTCGGTTTTACTTAATTTTTTATTCATCTTCTTTAAAGCATCAACAACATAATCTTTAGCATCATGCATACCACTTTTAAATTTATGAATGTTGGCAATTTCACTTCGAGTAGTCAATGAGATTATTGCGTTACTTAGCACAATGGAGGAGGTAGTTCCATCTCCAGCCCGTAGGGCTGTTTTTTTACTAGCCTGCCTAACTGTATTCATCGCTAAGTTTTCAATCGGATCTGTGAGCGTTATGCTTTCCGCAACCGTTATACCATCTTTTGTAACGTGTGGTCTTCCGTGCACATCCTCTAGTATAACTGTCTTACCGTTTGGTCCTAGAGTAGAACCCACAGCTCTATTTAATTTAGATATACCAGATTTCATTTTAATCCAGGCATCTTCCTTAAAAGTTAATTGTTTTTCTATCATTATAAATTAAATTTGCATTAAATGTAATATTATTTTATTTTATATATATTATATATATATTATATACAATAGCTATATAATTACTCTGTAGTATACAATAACTCTGTAATAACTAGTAATTATACAGTGTATAGCAACCCCCCTCACTGTGCGATACTTCGTGTAAAAAAAGAGAGCAAGCCTCCGCAAACCATTGAATTCAGTGGTATTTAAGGTGGAATATAGTGTGCGGAGTTTGTGCGATGCTCTCATTATAAAATATGATCTTTAGCGTCAGCCACATGTTTAAACTCAAAAACTAAGCGGTCTATCTCTTTGATTTGATCCATAATCTTTTTAGAAACCTTAAACGACTCATCCGTTTCAATAATATTACCCAAATTCTTTAATATTATGTTAACGGCCTTGTTTCTTACATCTATCATGTTTCTGACGGCAAAATAACGGTCTGTTAGTAGATAATTAATAACATTTCTGTCAGAACCTTCCATTTTTTTTAAAAGACGATACTCCTGATCTAACGTTCTCCCTTGATGATCTTTCTTATTTGGCATATTATAGAATTAAAACCCAGACTTACTTCACTAAAACAAACAAAGAATAAACAAATGAAAAAAACTTCATATAAGCCTGGGTTACTAATGAAAAAAAATCTATAACAAAGATAAGAAAAATGTGGCACAAAAAAAAATAGCCTAACACACCTATTTAATTACTTGATAGAGCTTTAAAAAACTGCCACATGTTTTAGGGCTGCAGAAATGTAGAGTGTTGAGGTTCTCTTACATCTCAGGTTAGTCGTACATTATAGAAAAACACTTTCTTACACCCCACCCCCTACCCCTTTTGCTTTTGTATTCCGTAATTTTTTAGCGTTTTGTTACCATAGCTGCCGTTATACAACACTTTTGCCGTTTTAAGCTACCATTTTGCAGTAGAAATTGCGTATATAGAGAGGGGAGGCTATCACAGCAAGCTATATACCACCCCATTAAATAATTGTTTGGTGTTTGCTTTACATTGATTATGTTCACTATCAACATCTTAACGGTATATTTGATTATATGTTCGTTGTCTACTTACTATGAACTCCGCGTGGCTCCGTTTGTGGCGCTCCATCCTGTCGCTCGAGATCAAAACAACGTGCTATCGTTCGTATCTCTCACAACTTCGTTGATGATCGATACTTCACTGTCACACTTTATATTTCCCCGTTCACTATCTCCTATCGTCGATTACGTTCACTCTTTATTTATTTTATAATGAAATATAAATTGACCCTATCACTTGTCCCACACACACAACATTATTGCAATCTAAAAGCTGCAACTATAGTTTTGTCAAAACATACAGCAACAACACTATACAAGCTCGCTTCGCTCGGTGTTGCAACAGATGTTTTGATACAGCTACGCTGTACTTTTACTTCGCTTGCAAATGTTGTGTGATCGTCACACATCTATCTAATTTAATTTATATTATTATGAAATTCACTACAATTACTTGTACAGTCGTTAAAAGAATAGAAAGAGAACGTAGCCAATCAATACGCATTGCTAAAGTCTTCGGTTATCATTATGATGAAGTAACTGGTTCATCAACATACGTCAAGTTCAAAGACTGTTGGTTACCTTTCGAGTGGTACACCAAGAAGAACAAGCGTCAACAACTAATGTTCAGAGAGGTTAATCCAGAAGAAGTTCAGGTATACAATCCTGTTACAAAAGAACCAGAAGTACATATCAAACGGTTTCAGTTTCAAGTACCAGAATGGTTACAAAAAAATCTCAAACGAGAGGTTGTATCAAAACAAGCTAAGATAGAGTTCAGTAACGATGACAATCCTATCACTATCATCGAAGAGCAGTCTGCAGATTACACACAATCATCAGATGAACGTACTCTTGATATGCGAGGGTTACAAACACAGATGTTCGATTCTCCTATCAACATATCTCAAGAAATAGTAGAAGAATTTGATTCACTATCATACGGTATATCATGAAAAATATAGAAACTAAAATTGCTTTTTGTATACATGTTGGACTTGTATTCATTGGATTATATACTGTAATAATGGAATGGTTAGTACATCTATTAACCGATAACCATATAGGATGCATATTTAATGCGCTATTCGCGTTTTGATTTATGATTTTTTTATTATATCTCCTATTCAAAACCTCTGGAGATTGTCGAATAGATTTGTAACTATCCAGGTTTGGGGTTATCCTGGTTTCTAAAATATTCAATATGATTAAAATTAATTTCACATTCGTTGATACAGTTGGTATGAGTATACTAGCTGAAGATATCAAGCTAGATGGTGTCACTATCATCGACCAAGCGTATCTAGCAACATCACAAATACAATTACTAAATGATGTAAACGTCCACGAACTATCAGTTCCGTGTGATATCGAGGGTTTAATACCTGATTGGCTTTTGCGTTCTAAAATAGAACAAAACAGAGCAGAACAACAAGAAGCAAGTGCTCAAACCGTTCGCGATTTGATACAACTTGCAACTAACTAATTTAAAATTTATTAATTATGAGTACAAAACGTAAAATGAAACCTACAAAGCGTAGGGGTCCAAGACCTGTAGCACGCAAATATGATAATGATTATTGTCTAAATATTGCAAAAGCAGTTCAGGAACATGGATTAACGAAAGTTGCAAAAATGTATGGTTTAAAATATCATGATGTTCAATATATCAACAAACAATACTATACAAGAATGGCACGTGGTGAGTATGATGCACGTAAAAAAGACAACAATACTCCAAAAGGTAGAGTTTATCTCAAACCTAGAGTTGTTGGTTTCAAAAATACAGAATCTGCTTGGGATGTTATTGAAAAAACTTTCAATGATGAACAACTTGATATTGTTATAAAATTTTATAACACTATTATATTCGAACAAACAGATACTAAAAACGGTGCATTAATTAGTGCAGACTATGAAAAGGTCTAAAATCATTAATGACCTTTGCACATTAGTTTCAATACAGTCATGTAGTTATGAAACAGGACGTATGATGAAACATATTGGTAATGTAGTGCAATCAATTCAAGGTTGTACTACATCTACTGATAGTTACGGAAACTTATATGTAACAAAGGGTGATGGACCATACAAAGCTATGGTGTGTCATACAGATACAGTTCATGATATTGTAAAAGCAAATGTATTACCAGTGAAAGTAAAAGGTAATATTATTGCTATCAACAGTAAAACAATGAAACAAATTGGTACTGGTGGAGATGATAAATGTGGTATAGCAATTACACTTCAATTATTAAAAACCCAACCAAGTATGAAAGCAGTATTCTTTTTAGATGAAGAAGTTGGATGCTTGGGATCATCAAAACTAAAGAAAAAGTTCTTCAATGATTGCTTGTACGTACTACAATGTGATAGACGTGGAGCAGATGATTTTGTAAATAGAATATCAGGTACAAAATTATATGAAGAAAATTTTCAAGATGCAATCAAATACATTCTGCAAAAATACAATAGGATAGAAGTGAGCGGTGGTATGACTGATGTGTTAGAGGTTGCTTATGCAACAGATTTACCAGTAGCCAATATGTCGTGTGGATATTACAATCCGCATACGGATACAGAATATATAAATATCAATGACTTTGTTGAAACATACAAATTGTGTTCAGATATATTCAAGTATATAAATACAAAATATGTTGTTAAAACAAAACGTGAAAGTTATAATTATCATATATACGGTAGATATAATGATTACGATTGGAATTATAATTCACATATGATGTATGACCACGTTTTTGATAAAGATCAGCTGTCTGAAGCAGAGAAAAAAATCAAAAAAATATGTGGTACAGGATGTGGTATGTATGACGGTTATTGTGATGCATGCATGATATCAGCAGAAGAAGCAATAGAATTTTATTTAGAAGAAGATGAACAAAACGAACTTTACACTCAGATACCTACAGTGGATCGACCTATACAAATTGGACCAAAAAATCCAAGTATGGATGATGAACAGAGGAAGTGAATCAGAATCTGTATATAATATAGTAAGAAAATATACACAATTACTGGAGTCTGGTATAATAAATATATCTGAACTTCCTCCTTGTATTAAGAATACGAATTCTGGTACAGAATTAATATTCATAAATAGTTTATTTGACCATAAACATGTCAAATGTATATTACCAACAGAATGTAAAAACTTATTTAGATCACAAGATTTTCCACTTATTGCATGTAAAATAGAAGATCAGGAATTACAAAAGGAAGCACAGTATATGTCATACATTAGAACAAATGATTTTTACATGCACACAGTTGTATTTATACTTGATCCAGATATGAATCTAATAGGTGAATATATGATAGATGGTAAACATATAAAAGAAACAGCTGGTAAAACGTTAAGAAAACTTCCTTGGATTTATAAGAAAAGTGATGCACAAATAGAACAAATGGTAAACATGATAAAAGCATATTATGTTCCAGACCTAACGTTTAGTATTGTTAAAGGTGATGCAATAAAAGAATGGTACCATGAAAGTAAATATAAAAATAAAAGCGGTTCACTATCAAATAGCTGTATGAGATATACTAGTTGTCAAAAATATCTAGATATATACTGTGAAAACGATTGTCAGATGCTGATTGCAACTGATTCTGAAGGTAAACTACATGGTCGAGCATTATTATGGCCAAGATCAATGTGGAATAAAAATTACTATAGTGATACCGATATCATAATGGACCGTATATACGGTACAGAAGTAACAATCAAAAGATTTATCATGCATGCACAAAATAAAGGTTGGGTTCATAAAAAAACACAAAACTTTACAGATAATCAAAACTTTATGTTCAAAGGTGAAGATGGTATATATACAACAGAGCACAAACGTATGCGAATGAATTTAACTACATATAACTTTGATTACTATCCATATGTAGATACATTCAACACAATGTCGTATGATACAGAAAGTATAAAAAATCATGGTGAAGGTGATATGCTTACAGAAACAGGTGGTGGTACATCAGAAGCTAACGTTATAGAATGTTATGATTGTGGCAACAGTGTCAACGATGATGATGTAAGGTGGGTTAATGATGAACGTTATTGTGATGAATGTGTAACTTATTCTGAATATGATGACCAAGATTATAGAAGTGATGAAGTTACATATTCGGAAGTACTTAACGCATATATATGGCATGAGGATGCATATGAAATAACTCACGGTACTCGTAGCGGTGAATTCACACATATTGACGAAACTGTGCAATGTTATCTTGATGAAGAAAGTTTTGTAGCAGTAAATGATATAATTAGTAATCAAGGTACACCTGTACCATATTTAACAAGCGATGATACAGTACAATTAAGTATAACAACAATAGACGATATCATTAACGAAGCGAATACTGGTGTGATAAGAATAAATTCAGATACAATACCATACATGCCATCAAATACAGAAGCATTTACTAGAAACAGAGGGCAGTATATGGCGAATTATAACTATGAATATAAAACAAGTAATGATGCTATAACTAATAATATAATGATGGATTGTTCTACAAATGAAAACTATGATGCATATTGTTGGGCAAAAGTGTACAGATATATACATGCTATATGGTGTAAGTATGGTATAGAAAGTATTAATGTAAACTGGGATGGTGCAATTCATCAAATAAACTTTGACGCAACAACATACAATCAATATAAAGATTTAATTGTTTCTGGTGAACTAAGGATTACAGATGCTAATAATGCAAATGATTTTGCAGATATGTTTGAAACATCAATGGAACCATTCATGGAGGTAATGTGTGCAATAACAAGTGAATTTCCACTTAACCATAGAAATATAAACGAAAATGCTTAAAATAAAATTAATAAATTAAAATATAATATAATGTATAAAAACAAAAATCAGTTCATGTTCGATGAAAATGAATTAAAAATATTCACAAAAATATACGCAAGTAATTGGTGTTCTGTTCCAAACCAATTCAAGGAGAAAGATTATCAAGGTAAAAACATTGAACAAAAAATTCAACAGTTTATTTGTGATATAAAACAATTAGAAATGCAGAAAGAAACTTTAAATGAACTACTGTTACAATTTTATCATCAGGGTGATGCTAATGACACTGAACACTTTATAGACACTATATATGAATTATTTAAATACCAAAATAATAAAAACAATAATTATGCCTAGAAATAAATATTCGGATATATTTTTTAATATAATATGTATTGTTTTATTGATTGCTTTATTTGTTTACTTATTAAGTAATTAAATTGTGAATATAAAAAAAGTTACATTTTAAATTTGTTCACTATCATAGAGAGCGACGTAGGGCGACGCAGGGTAAACTTTGGCGACGTAGGGCGACGCAGGGTAAAATAAAAAAAATGTGGCGTATTTATAAAAATTAACGCTTATTAACTTGTAATTGTGAATAACATTAATTATATTTACATAAAATAATCTGATATATGAGAGACATATTACACTCTGAAAAACTCAGCAAAGGAGATAACATGAAAGTGTTTAGTGAAGTTTACGATAGAATAAGTTCAATCGTAGATGAGCGTGTAGATATGGAAGTTAAAAGCTTTAATATCGGACCCGATGACAGCGATGTGTTAGAAGATATTACGGCTAATCGCTCAAAATATTATTATAATGAAATTCTTGATATCGTAAATCTAGTTTTAAACAAATGGAAAAATTAATCAATGTGGACTCAACCACTAAAAAAGAACAACTGTGGGCAACATTAGCCGCTTACAGTACGCCGCACGTGATAAACGTATTTACAGGCGAGATTGGGTTTATAATGCCCTACATGAAGGTAACTATAGAAGGTGGAGAATTAAACGCAGTATATACTGATTCAAACCTGTATCCGGATATAACAGACCAGGACATCGACACAATCTTAAATGATGGTGTTTTAGAAGGAGTAAGAAAAATTGCTTACACTAAATCATGGATTAAATTAAAAGCGCTTAGAGAACATTTGTATTTAAATAAAGCACGTGGCGCATTTAAAAAAATTCAAGAAAAAGAACTAGAAATTGCTCAACTAATATCTAGAATGAGGCAATTAAGACACACAAAAAAATTAATACTTAACTAATGAGATACAAAATAAATATTTACCACGGAGGCGATGGCGACGATGAAACATGGTACGCCGAAACAATCAGTGATGCAAAACGTATCGCTTTCAGAGGGGAGCATCAGGAAATTATAGACACTAAAACAAATAAAATTATTGAAATATGAGTATATATGCCAAACTGTTTGACATCCAACAGGAAATAGGAGCTATTTCGAAGGATTCTAAGAACCCTTTTTACAATTCAGCATACTTTGACATTAACAGTCTTATTGCACAGCTTATGCCTCTTCTAAAGAAGAATAAGGTGTTGCTCACACAACCAATAGAAAATGGTACTGTTATGACTAGATTGACCTGTGTAGAAAAAGGAAATTTTGTAGAGGGGGGTATACCTCTACCTGACATAGCTGATCCACAAAAAATGGGAGGCGCCATAACTTATTACAGAAGATATAGTTTAGCATCTCTATTAGGACTTCAGGCACAAGATGATGATGGCAACAGCACAATTAATTCTGCAACCAGCAAACCTATGCTAAGTCAAGCCGGTCTTGATTACATACTGACAAAAGGGACAAAACAGGATGGGATTGATGCGCTAACAAAACGCACAGTGAAACCAGATCATCAAAAATTAATCAAATCTAAATTTAAAATCTAATGGAATATAAAGAAATTATCAAAACCCTTCGTCAAGACGACGAGTATTACGATGGAATTGGCAAAAAGTACTTGTCAAACTCTAACATTGAAACACTTTTAAAAAATCCAAAACAATATGGTGTGCCAAAGCAAAAAACTGTTGCAATGCTAATGGGTAATGCAGTACATGAAATTACATTCTTTGGATCAACAAGCCTACCAGCAATTGATGTTTCTTCTAGGATCACAAAAGCATATAAAGATAGGGATGTAGATGGTCCTGTGCTTCTACAAAAAGAACTGGATGAATGTCATAGAATTGCTGAAACATTAAGAAAAACTAAAGCTGCTGAAGTTTTGTTTGAAGATGCAAACATCTATGAAGAGCCTATGGTTAAAGATTTATTTGGCAACGGTGTTTTATGGAAAGGCAAAGCAGATATTATTAGCCCTGTTGTCAATAAAATTATTGATCTAAAAACGACAAGTAATATTGACTCATTTGCAAGCAAAGCTAGAATGTACAACTATGACAGTCAAGCTTGGATATACAAACAACTTTTTGATTTAGACATGATGTTTTTTGTTATAGAAAAAGACACCATGCGTATGAAACAAATTGAAGTTTCAGACGAAACTTTAGAGAAAGGTAAAATGAAAGCAATTGAAGCCGAACAAAACTATCTAGATATGTTCGTCAACAAAAGCATTGATCCAGCTCAATATGTAGAGTATGGGATCATTTAAAAACGACAGTGTAGAACCGATGATAATAAGTAGTATCATCATATTTATTTATTTTTATTTATTTATTTTTTAATTATGATCAAAGCAAACATTTCAATCAACCTGACCAAACTTGGTCAAAATCAAGCCAAAATTTCAACGTCAAAAAAAGGCGAGAAGTGGGCAAATTTAGAGATCGCAGTCAAAGACGAAGTCGATCAGTATAATCAAAACATTTCTGTTAAGTTTTCAAAAGACAAAAACAATCCTGATGAAGCTCCTATATGGTTAGGCAATGGATCAACTTATTGGACGGATGGATTAACACCAAAAACTTCAAGAGAAATGTCACAACCTGCACAAAAAGAAGCAAATTTTCAACCTGCAGGAGAACCAAATGATGTAGCAGATGACCTCCCTTTCTAATATTATAGGAAAAAGAAACGAAAAGGTCAAAGCGGTAGTGGAAAAAGCCTGTGAATGGCACGGGCTCTTCCCTCACTCCTTGTTTAAAAAGAGGAGAAAAAGACCTTTAGTCGAAGCAAGACAAGAAGCCTGGTATTTTATTCGAAGACATGTAAGAGCCAGCAATGGCATTAAAATTTCTTTGAGTGAGATAGGCAGATGCTCAACTCTATGGGATATAAAAGAAGTATGGGATCATGCTTCAGTATTACATGCAGTAAGATTGATAGATGGTAGGAGAGATGTAGATAAAGTATACAATTCACATATGGAAAAGAATGATAAAGAAATTTCAGATCTTATAAAAAACATGGATTGTACACAATTAGACACATATAACCCAACTTTACATTATCATGAAATGCTCGGACATTTAAATTACAATTTATGCGAGAGAAACGATTCAGAAGAGGTGGACTTTTTAATCAAAACTTTAAATGAAAAAAGAAACAACGAAACATCCAATCAAGATTCATTCAAAGATCTTAAAATGGAGGTGGTACAAGGAGCCGTTAACTAAATCAGTATTTTTTCATTTATTAATAACAGCATGCCAAGATAAATGCTTACAAAATGATGCATTAGTCACAAGAGGAGAGGTTATGACTTCTTACAGAAAGTTAGCTGATGATCTTGGCATGACTGTTTCACAAATCAGAACTTCATTAACAAAATTAAATCAGACTGGAGAGATTGATACAGTAAAATCTAAACGTTTTACTAAGATTATTCTTTTGAATTACGAAAATTATCAAGCTGACATTATAGCTACAGATGTTTTAGTCAAGCATGAAAGTAATAATAAAATATTTTTACAAATGGCTATGAAAGATGTGGGATGGCAGGAAATGCTATGCATGCATAATAATATTACAGTAGGTCAAATGAAATTTATGCTTGATAGATTTATGAAACATATTGAATCATCAGATGATCGAAAACCAAATTTTAAAGAATTCAAAACACATTTTACTAATTGGCTTCGTTATCAAAACATAAAAGAACATGAGGTAAAAAGCCAGGATATGTATCAATTTAAATGGAATGGTCAGGCTTTATTGACTGGAACTAAACAACAATATGATCGTGCCAAAAAAACCTATGATGTAGAGGGATTTGATTTTAAACTAATAAAGATTATAAAACAATGAACGAAATTAACGGCTTTAAAATAAAAACATATAACCAATACGCATTTAAACAGGATGCAAAAACTGATATTTGTCCTAAATGCTCACACGAAAGAAAGAAAAAGAAAGATAAATGTGTGATGTTAGATTGGGAAAGAGCTCTTGCGACATGTCAGCATTGTGGAAGTGTAATGCAGATGCATGAATACGAGAAAAAAAATCAAACCAAAACATATGTACGTCCTGTAGAAAAAAACTACACACCTTTGAACGAAAAGGTTGTTCAGTGGTTTAAGGGCAGAGGCATAAGCGCAAAAACAATCAATTATCTCAGAATAACAGATGGTATAGAATGGATGCCTCAAACAAAAACAGAAGTACACACCATACAATTTAATTACTATTTAGATTCTCAACTAGTCAACACAAAGTATCGTGATGCTAGAAAGAATTTTAAAATGATTAAAGATGCAGAAAAAATATTTTACAATCTGGATTCTATAAGGTTTACAGAACAAGTGGTAATTGTTGAAGGCGAAATGGATGTGGCTTCAGTTATAGAATCTGGTATAAATTACTGTGTAAGTGTACCAAATGGATTCACTGCAAATGGAAACATTAATCTTGACTTTCTATCAGATTACTATGAATTTTTTGAAAACAAAAAGAAGATTTATTTAGCTACAGACAACGATGAAGCAGGGCGAAAAGGAAAAGCAGAATTGATAAGAAGATTCGGAGCAGAAAATTGTTTTATTGTTGACCTGATTGATTGTAAAGATGCAAACGAATATCTAGTCAAGTATGGAAAAGATGCATTGAGAGAAGCAATTGTGTCTGCACCACAGTGTCCTCTTGAAAATGTTGTAACTGCAAAAGATGTTGCGACTGATCTTGAAAGCTTTTACGCTCATGGCCATCAAAAAGGATTCGGAATTGGGTTGAAGGAATTTGACAACATATTTACAACCTATACAAAACAATTTATTGTAGTCACTGGATTTCCATCTTCAGGTAAATCTGATTTTGTAGACCAGATGTGTGTAGGCTACAACATTTTACATAATTGGAAAATTGCATATGCATCTACTGAAAACTTTCCAGCATATCTTCATGTAGATAAAATTGTAAGAAAATTTTACGGAAACAAACCTGATAAAGATCAAGTTAAAAACCATGCTTGGAAGCAGACTGTTGATTATGTGAGTGAAAATTTTTTTCATATCAATTATGATGATGGATATGATTTAGATAAAGTTTTAAAAAAGGGAGAAGAGCTTGTTAAAAGGAAAGGAATCAGATGTTTAGTAATTGATCCTTATAATAAAGTTAGATACAAGGATGGTAAAAATCTTGGCATAAATGATTATACTAATGAATACCTAAACAAAGTAGACAACTTTTGTAAAAAGCATGATGTGCTTGTTATAGTTGTGGCACACCCTACAAAACCTGAGAAGATAGATGGCAAACTTCAACCACCTACTTTCTACGACGTGAAAGGTGGGGGAGAGTTTTATGATATGAGCCCACATGGAATATTGGTTCATAGAGACAGGACAGAAGAAGGGTTGCAAAATAATTCAGTTATGATCAAAGTTCTTAAAGTCAAGTTCGCTAACTTAGGAACAAATGACGCGTCGTGTAATTTTGTATGGAACGTGAATAACGGAAGATATGATAACATTGTAGATGATAATCCACAATGGGACAATTCAAACTGGTTGAAAAATCATAGCAATAAAGTCAAACAAACTGTAATAATTGAAAAAGAATTTAATGAAATCGAAAAAAATATCTTCTAGAGAATTATTGTTTTGGACACCAACAAAAAATATGTATGCATCTGTAAGTTATTGTTTACAAAACGACATAAAAGCTTATATAGTACTTGATGGAAAAGGTTTTAAAATAGAGCTCAATTATAAAGGCACAATTAAACCTGGTCAAATATTTTATGAAAAACAAGCTGAAGCAGAAAAAGCAATATGGAAGTTATATGAACAAATTTGTTCAAGTTTGAAAAAAAAATTGTAAATTATGGGCGTATGAATGTAATAATTAAATATTTATGCATATTAAAAGGACCTTAAATCTGGTAAAACAGTTTAATAAATCATTTAGTGTAAAAGCTAACAAAAATCCAGGAGTTCTTTCTGAAGAGGAGTGGACGCTCAAAGCCAACCTCATGACGGAAGAGCTTTCTGAGTATATAGAGGCATGCAAACAAGGCGATCTTGTTGAGGTTGCAGACGCCATTGTTGATATGCAGTATATATTGTCGGGGATTATTATAGCACATGGCTTAGAAAATGTTTTCGAAGACCTCTTCAATGAAGTCCATGATTCTAATATGAGTAAACTTGAAAATGGGAAAGCCCTTAGAAGGGATGACGGCAAAGTGCTTAAGGGAAAAAATTATTTTAAACCTGACTTAAAAAAAATTTTGTTAAAATGGATCTAGAAAAGCAAATTAAAAAGATTGTAGGTTACAAAACCTGGACTTTAAGGAAAAAAGTAGATGAACTGCTTCGTATCGATCACGAAATGTATATGAATCTAGGTTGTGATTCTACAAAAAAAGAAATACAAAAAGTTAAAAAAAGTAGCAGATTAATATATAGAGCGATAACTCAAGTTAGTCCAGCAGATGGATATGCGCTTGAGGCACATATGATGGAGAAGGATTTAAGGGTATAGATGAAAGCGGCTGATTTTTTAAACAATTATTTTAACGATGAACTTTCACCTTTATTAGATGAGGTGTACGAAGATTGTATGGATCAGTCACACAGTACGGCAAAAAATAAAATTAATAAGCTTATATATAAGCTTCAAGAATTAAGAAGACATTTGCATGACAACAATGAGTGAAGAGCAAAAGAAGTATGCCCTTGATCACTATGAGGCGGGCTTTACTAATAAAACTTTGCTCGCTAAAATGATGATTGAGAAATGGAAAATCGACATCCCAGTTGAAAGGCTGAGACGTTCACTATCATCATGGCTAAATAGAAATGCAATAAAAAAAGAAAACCCTGCTTTGTCAGAAGAATGCGAGACTGTCGGCATTGATCCAAATGATGTGCGACATGCGTGGTATAAAGGAGAACATTGGAGTATAAATTTTAAACCAAGCTCTTCTGGACCGACTTTTGATGAAATGTTAAAAGAACACATAGAAAATGTTAAAAATCATACGTTCAATTATAAACCTATTGTCAGAGAAAGATATCCTGATTCTTGCTTACTCGTTATTGATCCTGCTGATGTACATATTGGGAAGTTGGCTAGAAGTTTCGAAACAGGAGAAGAATACAATAGTCAAATCGCAGTGCAACGAGTTAAAGACGGCGTACAAGGAATACTCGATAAAACAGCTGGATTTAATATAGATAAAATACTTTTTATAGCGGGTAATGATATTATGCATGTCGACACCCCAAAAAGAGTAACTACATCTGGTACACCACAAGATACAGATGGAATGTGGTACGATAATTTTTTGTTAGCAAAAAGATTATATGTTGATGTTGTGGATCAGCTGATGCAAGTAGCTGATGTTCGTTTTATGTTCAATCCATCTAATCATGATTATCAAAGTGGATTTTTCTTAGCAGATTCAATAAGTTCTTGGTTTAAAAAATGTAAAAACGTTTCGTTTGACGTAAGCATTGCTCATAGAAAATATTATAAATATCACAATAATTTAATTGGCACAACACATGGAGATGGAGCTAAAGCCCAAGACCTCCCCTTACTTATGGCGCAAGAAGCGAAAAAAGACTGGGCTGAGGCAAAAAACAGGTATGTATACATACATCACATACACCATAAAATGTCTAAAGATTTCATTGGAGTTACTGTTGAAGCTTTACGATCTCCATCTGGAACAGATTCGTGGCACCATAGAAATGGGTATCAACACTCACCGAAAGCGGTTGAAGGATTTGTACATTCAAAGGATCACGGGCAAATAGCTAGAATCACACACCTATTCTAATGTTTGAAGTTGTATTTTTTCCGTTATATGGAGTTACAGTAGGAGTTAACTACTGGAATACTACTATGGATCAATGGCCTGACTGGATGGAAGACGACGAAGAAGAAGAACAACACATGATTCAAATATTTTGTTTGTTCTTTGGGTTTTCAATAATTTGGTATCGATAATATCCCTATCATTATTTTAGAAGTCTGATTATGGAAAGCACCTGATAAAATACTGCCAGGTGTTTTTTTGTAACTTAGCCTTATGCTTATCGAAAAAATTTATTGGAGTGAAGAGCCTACCGTCGAACAGGAAATATTAATGACAACATTTCTGAAAGAGAAAGGATACGATAAATTACTTGAAAAACATCACATGTATATATTCTTGAGCGAAAAACCAGAAGAAGTGTTTTTTAAACTATACAAGACTTCAAGAGTGATGCACATATCTAAAAAATATAATTTTTCAGTTGATCAGGTTATAGAATATTTGTTCGATTCTTTTAGTTTTTATCAGGAACTCAGAGAAGTTTTGTATTGGAATAGTATAGGTGACTACAAAAAATATGTACCTTGTACAGGTGAAATTAAAACAGTAAATGGTACTGAGTCGGTTATTGAAAACGATTGTGTCTTTGCGAAGACAGAACAAGAAGCAGAATTGCTTTTTAAAGATATCGGATATAGTGATTTAATGTATGTTGTTGATATAGATGAGTAATTTTCCATGTACATCTTGCGGCGCCTGCTGCAGAAGGCTACATCTTTTTCCTAAGGATTTGATAGAAGAGCACGGGCTAAAGCATGACCAGTCTGGACGATGTGAAAATCTACAGGAGAACAACAAATGTAGCATATACGAAGATAGACCTGAGATATGCATTGTCGATCACAAAAAATATGACGTGGATGCTGATTTCTACTATAAGGTTGTAGCTAATTCATGCAACACATGGATGGAAGAGGACAAGTCTGAATATGAACGAGTCAAACTATGAGAAGAAAAGTTAAGCGGAATAAGCAAATAACGAGATCAACGAAAGTACAGTATCAAGGATTAAATTTTGCATCCAAATTAGAAATGCATATGTACAAGCTCCTGAAACAAGCAAAGATACCAGTAGAATACGAAGGTAAAACATTTTCATTAGTTGAGGGTTTTGATTTTACAAATGCAAGCTACGAGAAAACTCGAGTTAAGAAATTCTTGCATGATAGAGGCAATAAAAATGTATTGCCAATCAAATATACGCCAGATTTTTTAGATATTCAGGACCCCCCTAGATTTATTATTGAATGCAAAGGTAATCCAAACGAAGCTTTTCCTATCCGATGGAAGCTTTTTAAGCGGTATTTAATAAATAAAAACATCAAAGCTGACCTTTTTATGCCTAGAAATCAAAAAGATTGTGCAGAGGTCGTTAAAATAATCAAGCAATCAATCGTTGATTAGAGTTTTTTTGATTGCGTCATCTAATCTTCGCTTTCTCAAAATCTTATCTGCTTGTTGTTTTGGCTTTCTAACTATCGGTTTCTGCTCTATTTTTTTCTGCTCTACGTTTGGTCTTGTTGTTAAATAATCTCTCTCAATCTTTCCTCTGAGTATTCTGTTAAAAGTGTTGAGATCTGCTGAAGGGACTATGGTGTTTAGTAAGGTTGTGTAAGATAGTACGTCTGCTGCTTTTTGTCCATATTCACGCACATATCTGTCCTTGCCTAAGTTCATGTAAGGAGGAAACTTATTGGTTTGAATATATTTTAGTGATTGATAAACGTCAATCATATCTTGAGCCATCAAAGTATAAAGACCAGCATTATTAAATATACCATCAGCAATAGCAATATCAGTTACAGGACCTCTTTCTTCATCGAATATAGATCTAGCAAAAGGACTATAAACATTCAATAAATCTGGATCACCTCCTAATTCTGAAGATAATTTATTTAGTGAAGAATACATTAACTCTGATGCAACTTGAGGTACAGGTAAAGGCGACATGCCATCAAACAAAGATGTGGAGAATTCTTTAGAAATATTTCTTTTGTAATTATTCAAAGAAAACTGGTTTTTTTTCATCCATTCATATCCTGATGCACCCGCATAAGCTTCATATATCTTAGCGGCTTCATCAATTTCTTCATCCCACCCAAGCAAACCAGCTATTTCATCTTCCATTCCTTTAGCAAAAGCCATTGAAAACATTGGGCCTAATGCTTTGAAAACACCTATTTCAATAGCAGCTGAAGCTAATCTTCTTCCTGCGTTTGCTTTGTCTGTAGAGGACGCAAAATCATCAGATAAAACACTCAAATCGTTTGCTATACCAACCTTTCTGTTGTTCTGGAATCTTCCAAAAAGAAATAAAAAGTTTGCAAGCGTTCTTTTGTTTTCACTATTTCCTTGTCCGTAAACACCCAAGCTATTCCACTCATCAGATTGAGTTTGAGATCTTCCTACTTGCTCATCAGCATATGCAACAGCTTTTTTGTTTATATTATTAGCAGCATATTCAAAGAATTCCTTATCACTAAGCTTCTGTGTTTCTGGATTGTTCCTATGTTCGTAATCCATATAAAAAGCAAGAAAGGTATTATTTGCTGCCAATCTATCAGTCTGAGCTAAGAAAGCATCCATAAGTTTTTCTGAAACATTATCCAGACCTTTAAATCCTTTCTCAACGCCTTTGCCTAATATGGTTTTAGATGTTTCCTGTGCCATATTATCAAGAAACTCTGTTTGTATTTTTGACTTACCAGTCCTTCCTTGAGTTAAAGATGCAGATAGCAAGGCTTGCTGATTTCTATCATTTGATAGTGTTCTACCATCTTGTCCAAACGTAAAAGACAGAATTCTTTTAGTCATGAAAGTTCTCGCCTTATAATTTAAGTTAGGAAGTTGCGCCAAAGTCGCTGAATAATATTGCTTCGGTCTCATCGAAACACTGCTTAATCTTTTTGCTGATGCGATTTTTGCAATTGTTCTTCCTACCCTAGCGAAATTTCTAGCTACCGTATTCTTTTTTCTTTCATTGACACTTACTTTATTTACACGATCTACTTTTTGTTGTAGAGTAGCAAGTAAATAATCTCTCATTCTAGTGAAATCTGTAGCCTCACCTCTACTTCCAATTCCTTTTGTTGCTTGAAGATCAAAAAAGCTTTCAAATCCTTTGGATTCATAAAAACCTTTTAGCTTGAAAATATCAGCCATAGTCTCCATTTGCATTCTTCCACTAGCTAAAAGATCAAACAAAACGTTTTCATAGTTTTCAAAGTTGAGTTCACCTGCTGGCTTTCCTAGCTGAGCTGATGATTCTTTCATTGTACCTGTAGATCTGTTAAAGTTCGTGTTTGTCGCATCATAATCAGTAACAAATCCTTCACCAGCACCTTTATTTTCACCAACATTAGAATAAACTGTTGGCAGATATTTTTCAAACTTAGTTGGTACACGACCATGAAAATTTTTCATAAAGTCATAGACCTTTTTTGTGTCTTGATTAAACAAGGAACGCAAATACTCTACTCCTTCTTTGTTAAAAGACTCAGATCTAGTTTCTACAGCAGCATAATCTTGAGCATTCAGAACTATTTTATCATAAACTTTTTGATAAAGAGCCTGCTTGTCTTTCAGTGATTTTGGAGAGCTATCTTCAGCCATTTCGTTTATGTGCTCCTGAAGGCGCATTTTTTTGGCTTCAAATTGAGTAATCATGCTTTCTTGTTTAGATAATCCTTCGACACCAGTGTCTTCATATTTACCTAAAAAGCTCATGAAATGACGCTCTAACAAATTTTCATCTTTGAAATAAACTTTTTGATTGACCTTTTCAGAAAGATGATCCAAATTATTATAAGACTGTCTAGTTAAATCTCCTTCTTTTGAATTTCTAGCAATCGATGCATCAATGTTATTAGAAACAGTAAGTAGAGGCTGCTTCATTGAAGATCTCTTAAATATATTTGATAATATATGATTGGTTGTAGCAAACTCGTACCCTTTAATAGTAAATAAGGATTCTAACCAAGTTTGTGGATTTATTTTTTTATTTTCAAGGTCAACAGGCGTTCCTAATCTAACCTGTTTTAGTAACTCCATTGAACCATGCAATTCGTTTGCCATTTGTGAAATAGCAATCGATTCAAAAGCGCTTGGGTTTTCTTTTATATCAATAAGTTTATTTACAAAATCATCAAGCTTAGTTCTCTCCTTAGTATTTAAATCTCCGTCTCTAACATATGATAAGTATTCAATTAAGTTTTGAACGTCCTGTGGTGCACGAGAAAAATGGTTGTCATCCCCCAAAGTTTCTACACCTTCTTGGAATGGTATTTTATTTGATACAGCTGTTCTGAAGCCTGTCAAAATACTAGCTGCATTTCTATATTTTCTTTCTTGATCATTTTCAGCAGGAGCCATTCGAACCTGATCCTGTATCATTTGACCAAAGCTTGCATAATCTTGTTCGGTTGCATTCTTTGGATAGACAACTTCATCTTTAATTCTACTCTCGATTCCTGCGGACTCAAACATTTGATAATTACCTCTATGCTGTGTAATAACTACAGGCACTCCAAATTTATCGGCAGTTTTCTGAGCTTTTTCAAGAATTGCTTTTCTCTTCAATAAATAATCAGCAGAATTTTGTCTATCAAGCTCGTCAATCTTTTTTATTTTTTCTTCATTGCTTATAGAAAATTCAACTTCTTGACCTTTGATAGCTGGCTGTGAATATATCTCATCAGATATATCAACTCCTTCAACGAACTCAATTCCCATCAAGCCATTTTCTCTTGAAAGAATAACATCGCCGTTTGAAAGCAATTCAAATTCTTTTTCACTTCTACCTGGAGTGAGCTGTTCTTGCATTTTATTTTTGCTAAAATAAAACTTACCATTTCTATTCCCCATATCCCATTTGGGGTCTGAAGTAAAGAAAACAGCATTCTCGCCTCCTTGTTGATCAGGTGTATCAAATAATGTTTCTGTGCCAGATTCTTTAGCTTTCTTATTGGTAACAAGTCTATCACCTGCTATAACATTATCTATATCTGTTGTAGAGTGCATGATAACTTCATCAGTTTCTTCAGAATCTGATTTTGCACCTATAAAAGAATCTATGTATATTTTAACATCGTTGCTAGCATTATACTGATATTGAGGGTCAATATCATTCATTATCTTTTGTTGCTTTTCTACCAAGCTTTTAATCCTTGCCTGCGTTCTTGTTTTAATATCAGATGGCACATTTTTAAGGGTGTTATCTGTCTCCGATATTCCTGTTCCTTCTCTAGCTTGGTTAGCAGTCATTTCAATACTAGCTTCTTTTGCGTTCTGAAGTGTTTTTTGTATCTGAACTTCCGCATCTACAAAATCAGCAAGTTTTTCTATCGGTGCTTCTGATAAAATGGTTCTGACTCTGTTTTCACGAATAGCTATTTCTTTTGCTAACGCAACCGATTGATCTGTGAGAGATTGGTTGGTTCTTTTGTTTTTATTAAGCTGTCCTAACTTAGTGTCTATGGCAAGCTTTTCATTAAATAAACCATTGTTCTCAGCGTTTCTCAAAAACATTGTTTTGAAAACTTGGTTTTGAAATAAATCTCTGGCTGCATTTTTTTGACGCATCGACCCTAACGTAGCCAAAGGAGTAGTTGTAAATACAGATTGCAAGCCAGCATTATATACGCCTTTAAAATAATCACCTGCGCTGTAATCTTTCATTCCAAAAAGCTCATCAACAGCCATGCTCTCAACAGCAATCAATCCCTCTTCTAACGTTTCATTCATTCCTGCTCGAGGTACTTGATTCATGAAATTACTGACATAACCTCTTCTATAAGCCTTTGCTGCTTCTCTAAACTGAGTTGAACTCATGCCTGGCTTTGCAAGATTCGAAAGGTTCTTAAAATATTTAGCTGTGAAAAAAGCTGTCAAAGCTGCCTCTCCACCACCTTTTGCCAACGCCATAGACCTCATTTGCCAATTACTAATATTTAAATATTCATCTAGGTCGTCTGGCACATAGCCATCGGTTTTCATTATTTCTTGAGCCAGACTTTTATATTGTCTTGATTGATTTAAAGTTTCACCATATGTCGCCATACCTGTTATGCCAACTCCTAAAGTTGGGTTTATAGCAAAAAGTGCCATATATGGAATACTTTCTGATCCTGCCACTGTTCCTTTTTGAAAAAACTCAGCTATAGACTCTGAAGAAGACAAATCCCCTGAAGTTTCAGGAACAACGCTTCTAATTTCTTTATCAGCAAAAGCCCTCATCGAATCAAATTTAGATTGATAGATTTCACCAGCAGAATCATAATAAGCATTAGCTACAGTCTCCGAGTCAGCATCTCCGTATATCAATCTATTAACTGAATCAAAAGCATCACCTGGCCATTGAGCTACATCATATATAAATTCACCTACGTTTGCAGTCATATCAACTATAGATGCGGCTAAAGGGGCGAACGTGCTCCTCATTACCCATCCAACCTGACCTGCAACTCCAGAAGCTTTGGTGTTTTTTTTCATCAAATCTTCAGCTTCTTTAGTCATAAGTTTTGCTGGCTCTTGCAATACTGTTCTTTGAAAAGCAGTTCCGTCGTTTATAATTTCAACGTTTATTTTTCCATCCATAACAGCTCCACGCATATCCGTATCGAGCATCATATTTCTTAAAGTCTCAATACTGCTAAGTCTGCCATCTATTCTTATCGACGGCATTCTTAATTCTCTAGGATTAATTTGTCCAACTGAAGCTTTTTGATTAAATAACTGAGCAAACTGAGGATCTTTTAAAAGTTCTTGTAATCCACCATTTTTATCAGCTAGATTATCAAACGTTCTTGTTAATTGTTGTTTTCTTTTGTCAGCTGTTCTTAGGACAGATTGTGCACCAGAGAGTTCTTTTTTTATTTTTTGATACTGTTCGTTGACTAAAAGAAAAGGACCATCAGGATTTGGTAGGTGTTTTGGCGTTTCTTGTAGTGTTTTAGTCAACTCTTGTATCCTTAATTTTGCAGCATCAACTTGTTTTGGATTTAAAAGAATTTCATTTGTCATGGCCATTAAAGCAGGAGCTGGACCTTGCTCAAAAATGGCATTGTATCGAACTTCTGGATTTGCCTCTAAAGAAGCTTGTCGCATGAATGATTTTAATTCTTTAGCTTTCTGAACTAATAGCTGCTCGTCTGGTCTGTCGTAAGCCATGTCGAAAAACTCTAGATCTGTATCTAAGTCGTCTAAGTTCAGCTCAAATTCATTATCAATAGCAGGGTGTGAAATAATTACTGTATCTATGTTTCCTTGCCCAGCTTGTCTTACATTAAACCCTAAATGCTGAAAGGACTTTTTTAGTTCAACCTCTAATTCTTCTTCAGTTTTATTACGAAGCAAATCAGGAGTGATACCAGAAAACAACTCGTTCATCATTTGATCATTTTGTCTTTCAAAATAATTTTGAGTGTATTTAGTATATGCTTTTACAGGACCCTCTCTGAGAAGTTTTTCTAACTTTTCTTTATTTCCCCTGGCTTGATTTGTGCCTACGCCTTGATAATATGATTCACCTGCAAGCTTACCATTGGTCTCCATAAGCAATGGTATTGCAGCCCATTCTTTTGCTAATCCAACAGAGAAATCTTCCCAGCCCTCACCATTAAGATACTTTTCATACCCTCTACGTTTTAAAAGTTCAGTAGCTAAAATATCTTGATTTGTTGGACTAAACTGATCGCTATCTTTCAAGCCAGTCTTTTCTAATATGTCTTGGAGTGTTTTTCGCTTGAATTGATATCTACCCACAGCTTTATCGCTGTGTTTTTTTTGCCAATCCATAACACCTGCAATAGACATACTTTGGAAATCATATTGAGGTGTGTCTTTTATAAAAGATCCTTGATAAGAATTGTAGTCGTTATCTACAGCTTCACTATCACCAATATAATCAAGGATTTTTGTGGTAGTGTCTTTATGCTTTTCGAATATTGATTGAGAAGGTGATTGTTCTTCTGAAGATTCTGATGGTGAATCCACGCCTGAAATCAAGCTGTCTATCGGTTCGTTGTTGACTGGATTTTTTTTTTCATCCTCAACTTGCAATGAATCTAATTCATTATAAAACCCTTGGAGTGTGGCAACACTAGCCACCTTGAAAGGTGCTCTTTTATTGTAAGAATCAAACAAAGTTTGAAAATCCCCACTTTCATAAGCCTCAGAATTTTCTTGCTTTATTTTTTCTAATATATCTTTAATATATGGATCCATTAACCTTTGAGTGCTTTAAGTGTTATCATAGCTTTATAAAAAGCTTCAGTATTTGTCATGTTGTTCTTGATAGCATCATTAAATGCTTTTTGTATTCCAGGCTGATTTTTACCTAAAACTTTGACGTAAGCTGCTATTTGTTGATCTTCTACCATATTGGTCATCATTTGACCTACTTCTTTTGATTCACCAACAATTTTTGTTCCTTTTTCTAATTGTTGTCCTGACTCAAAAGTACCTTTAGTGTCTGATTTACTTTTCAAGGTAGTGTTTCCAACAAATCTAATTCCAACAGGTCTTCTAGGATAAGCCGCTTCAAGATCTGTTTTACTAGCGTCTTGTACAAAGTCTTTATTTTTAAATCTTTCGTATGTGAACGAAACTCCCGTAATTCCAGACAAAGCATTACCATTCATTCCAACAGCTCCTAGTTCAGTAAGGTCAGACTCATTAAGATCAAGTCCTAATGAGAACCCTTGAATTCCTAATGCACCGCTACTAATGTCTTTTTCTATTGCAATTTCATTTGTTTCTGGATCAATATTTAATGCTTCAGATGTATTTTCACTAACAAATTTTGGTCTTATATTTCCACCAGCATACAAATCACTATTTCTACCAGTTAGTTTATTGTCATTCAAGAATTGTTGTGCTTGTTTGGACAAAACTAACGTAGAATTTTCTTCACTATCCATTGATTGTGAAGCAGCATCAATTACTTTTTCTTGTCCAATACTATTTGTTAAATGAAGAGAGAAATCTAAATCTTTAAAACTGTGAACAGCTCTATTGCTTTGCCCTTTCTCATTTACTGTAATTGCCTGATTGCCTTCTGTGCTGAATGTTTGATTCATTTCACCTATAACAACATCAGCTCTATCAGTATCTATCTTTCCTCTAACTGGCCTGTCTTTAGCCATAATTTGAGCCTTGCTAGTAGTTTTAGTTCCGAAAGCACCTTCAAGTTCAAGAGCAAACGCATCCTTTGCTTTTTTTCTTAATGTTTCTGATATTTCAAATTTACCAGTATCACTATTCATAATAATACTATTTTCCTCACCCCCCTTACTGCCTAATTTGACACCCATCCTATCATAAAGATATGATATAACTTTGTTGTCGTCTGTTTTAAAGTTTTCTAAGTATTGTAATTTTGCAGATTCAAACGCAGGTGCCTGACCTTCTACATGCTTTGTAAATAAAACAGGATTTCCTAGAACCTGTTCTGCTGTAAAACTCTCTCCATCAATTTCAAAATCTTTTTGTTGATTAGCATAAACCTTTTGGAAATTCTGAATATCAGAAATAGAATCAAATTTATTGACTTCTTGAACCCCATTCAAAGCCATGGTTTTGAAATCAAAATCCTGTTGTTCTCCGTTTTCATCTTTAGACGATCCTTTAAAATTTCCATTATCATCAATACCAATATCATATGCTCCTGAAGAACTTAATCTAGACCCTAATGTTTTTGTTATGCCTTCAGAAGAAATGCCAGAAATGTTTTCGTTTTTTGAAAACTCTTCTAATTGTTTTTGAACTAATTCAGGGGTGCCTTTGTATATTTTTGATCCGTTAATAAGATTATTTTTATAACTAGCAAAATCATCTATAGTGAATAATTTATTTTTGCCAGGCCTATTAGGGTCAGGCTGCATAGTACCTATTTTCTGCTTGGCAGCAAATAAACCTTCTTTTGCTTGCTGAGCAATATTCATGGTTGCTTCATCAAGACTAGCTACTCCTGTGTATGGAAAGTCTTGAGATTCTTGCGCTTCCTTTTCATATTTATCAATTCGTTCTCTAGCCTTACCAGCTATTTCCATAGCCTTTTGCTGTTGTTCTAAAGCATCTTTCCCTATTTGTCCAAAGTCGGTTGTAATAGCACCCGCTGGTCCATAATCATACTGAGGAACAGATGCATATCTATTACCCCCTCTTGATCCAGTAAATCTTGATGGTCTTCTAGCCATTTTTTTTATTTATATCGCCTGTCTTTGCAGCTAATGCTTGTGTCCTCATAGCTCCAAAAGATCCAGCTGTGCTTCCTATGTCGGCTATTCCTGAAAAAGCTTGTTGTTTTGCGCCAGCAAGAGCTGCGCCTGTTTGAGCAATCTTACCTCTTAATCTAGCCTCTTTTACAGCTCCTATGTTTGCATCTTCTTGTGCAATAGCTATATCTCTATCATATGCCATATCGCCTAGTTGAGCTCCTAATTGCATATATCCTTTTTGTTGCGCTTGCCCTGCTGCCCCTAAACCACCTAGGACACCCCTTACGCCAGCTTCTTTTAACTGTTGGGTTTGAGTAGCAAATCCTGATTCAATACCTTTCTCAGCCAGCTCTACGCCTTGTGTAGGCAGTTGCATTCCCTTAAAGGCATTAGTAGGCAAAGCTGATCTTTCAAGCTTGCGCATTTGTTCTTTTTGTTTTTTTGCCTGGACAAAACCATCGATTGTTTTTGCTATACCACCGATTGCTCCAATTCCTAATGATACGGCTGTAAATGGATCCATCTAATTAATTTTTACAAATATACAAATTTTACAGATTACTCTTCGTTACCTCCGAATCAACTGCAAATAACTCAACTGGGCTTGTGCTGTCGTTAGTCATTCTGACGCTAGCATGATATCCCCTTACCCCTTCTGATTCTGCAGTTTGATTTTTAGCAGAAAATATGAAGTCTCCTATTGCAGGTGCGCTAATAAAACTAGCGCATGTTATAGAATTAGCTGAAACAGCTGAAACTACTCCTATCTCAATAATGTTTGATATTTTATTATTTAAAATGTCTGCCTTCAAAAGTTTATCTCCAATAGACAGGCTTTCATTATTTATGTTTATTACAGTCAAAGAGATTGCTCCTGAATTAACAGAATCACAGACTCCAATTCCCTGTACACTCAACTTTTTATAATTAATCGAAGTGTTGTTATTCCTTATGTATGCATAATACATTTCTTCCTTCTTCTGGAAAGTTTCTTTATTTATAAATCCTGATTCAGTATCAGTTGTGACAGTTATATTCCAATTATCACTACTACCTTCTGTTTTCATAGATCTAAACATTTTTACAGATGACGGATCTTTATTGACAATAAATTCTATTTCAGTACTATAAGGTGTGCCATAAAAAACATTTCTTTCATTGCCATCTTTATGATGCTTGTATAACTGTCCACTCTTAAAAGTATAAAAATCTCCGTTCATATTAACCATAGACTCAGGAATCCACGAATGAAATGTAGTCCACCCTTGCACATACTGACTGAAGCTCAATGTTTTGTCAGTGGCAAAAGTTTGTGTTGGATTAGGCATCGTCGGTGGTGTAGCGTTAACAATACTTTGTGTTACGCCAGATGGTAGCGTATTTACAGGACAATCATCAGACAAGTATTTTTCAATATAGTCTGGCTGTCCAGAAACATTAGCCTTAGTTACATTTGTTGGCTTGCCATTTATATATTTTCTAAGTGTTTTTACTACTCTATATCCTGATCTAAACTTCATAATATTAATTTTTAACTACACTGATTATAATTTGGTAAGGATGCTACATCTCCTACCTCGTCTACAAACCCATCTGAATTGACATGTATATAATTTTTATTATACTTATCTGCAAAATCTAGCTGAACTGATGAATCTGGATTTATTCTTTTATATATAGAAGCCTCTTCAGTAGTTCTTGAGCCATAATATCCTGATATAAAGGCAGTACCAGTATAGTCTGAGTAAAATTTAAGCCCTGTTGTGTTTATATCCCCAGAGTTTGTAAATATATTACTTGAGGTGTTGCCATTAAAAAATGTAGGAACAGTGTATCCGTCAGAATTTCTTTTAGGAAAACAAAATATAACATCTCCATGCAAGGGTAAGCTACCGTTAATAGATCTATAGTCAGCATTTCCAGTTCCTAATGTTGTTCCACCAGAATACATGCCTAATATATGAGTAAAAGTATATCCAGACGGAGTTGTTAATATAGGTCCATTAGCTGGATCAAAAAGATACTCTATTGATTGCCCAGATGCAACTTGTCTTGGTCTATCCCCAACAGTTAGTTCGGTCCTAGAATATGTTTTTAAATTAAATGCTGCATTTGCATCACTTGCTTCTGGGTCTGTTCTCCAAAATCCATTTACATAAACTTTAGGAATAAATCCATAATACAAGAATGCATCCCTAATAATATAGTGGTTGAGTTGTGTTAATCCTGAAGTTCCAAAAGAACCTGACACAAGAGTTCCATTATTTGCTGGGTTCGGAACAATAGATGTAGGAGCATCTCCCATATCAAATAGACCTTGATGAGTTGTGTATTGTTGATTCGACACCGTGTCTAAAACAACAGGAAGAGTTTTACTTAATACAACTATATCAAATACTCCATCAAACTTTCGCTGTACTCCATTACCAGTTGTAAATACAATAGAAAATGGGTCATCAGAGTAAACTTCATAATAGTATCCTTGATTAGCTGGAGCTTGTGTAAGACTTGTTCCTGAAGGAAGTGTTGGGGTTGTTATTGTTGTAAATATCCCTGTGTTTGAAATTGTTGGAGATGGTGGTGACGGAATTATTGTCAAACCAAATTCACTGTTTACATCAGATTCTCCGTGTGATATAAATGTTCTATTTTCTTCTGCGTCTACAAAAATGTCAGAAACACGTTTTACTAATTTAGCTGAACTGTAATCATATTCTTTTAGCAAAGTCCAATCTTCGACTATATTAGACACATTAACAGAATAAGACCCGCTAACAGTATGACCATATGTATGACCAGAAGACACACTTCCGCCAGTGTTATGGAAAAAATAAACTGTTCCAGTTCCAGGCATTCTTATATCAGTAAACGCACCAGATGTTCCAGGTGTTCCGTTTACAGTGACTTGTGTAGTGTATTGATTTGCATATTGTAGCCCAGCAGCAGACTCTGTAGAAAATAGTATTTGTTTCCCTGTATTAGAGGTATCACTTTGATCAAACCTAATTATACTTCCTTTTGGGGCTGAAATTTGTTGGTTAAATGATGAATCGCCATCTATAACAAATATGTTATTATTTGGTGATGGAGTGTAAGTTTGTACTGTAACAACTTTAGTCGTGACAGTGCTATAATCTGTTGCGTCTGCCCATGATGTTGGTACTGTGCCTCCTAGTCTTGTGTTTTCTCCCTTTATATTTATTCTCATGAATGCATTAAAAAGACCAAAAGATAAAGAATTTGCTCCATTAACAACGCCTTGTCTATAAGGTGTGTTTCTTTGAAAAATAGATTTTGTGGTGCCTGTAACAAAATAGATGTTTCCGTTCTTTTCATAAGGGGCGGGATGATCTTCTGGGTATATATAAGTGCTTCCATTTGTGTGTGCGGCACTTATCGTTGGCAGATCGGCTACAGTCCAATTAATACCATAGTTCCAAGAAATTGCATATTCTCCTATTCCAGGTAAAATACACAATCCATTGTCTAGTACTAAAAGGGGAATATTAGACTTATTGTTTGGATAGTCTTGCTCTAGATAATATGTTTCAAATGTGTCTACACCAGTGTTATATGGACCTCCTTGAGCATACTTCCCAGAAACTATAGGCTTTATAACGCAGTCATCGCTAGTAGTATTGTTATCTTGACTAGGAAAATATCTATATAATACTGAATTATATGCAGTATTGTTATTTTGATCTAAATAAGTAATACCTTTAGCTCTCCATATAAACAAATAATCATGCTCAATACTAGCATATATTCGTACATCATTGAATTTGTGTAACGTAGTAGCTGTTCCAGATCCTGTTCCTCTTGAAACTGACAATTCACCAAAAAAATCTGCATTTCCTGTCTTTGTTTCGTCAAAATCTAAAATAGAAAAGGTAACAGCGTTGTCAGTTGATTTGGCTAAAAAAAGCTTATTTACTGCAGAAGATAAAGGTCCTGATATATTTTGAGAATCATTTAACATACATAATGCATACCAAACATGGTTGCCACTAGAATCTACTCCAGCATAACAAAAGTCCTCTATGTATGTTTGTCTTCTAAAATTAACTAGTGATGAACTTGACCCAAATGTTGCTAAAAGCTGACTCTCTGTAGGGTTAAATTCACAGATTTGAAAATTAACACCATCAATTGATCTAACTAAAGTTCCTTGACCTACCGCACCGTCTTGAACGACTGAAACATAAATGTTGTTTTCTTTTTTTGATAAAGAGGTTGTTAATATATTATCATACTGGTATTTTAATGCAAAATTAAATCCGTTAGTTTTAGAATGCAAAACCTCACGATAAGTTGTTGTTGCTCCAGTGCCCACATATTCGCAATCGTCTATTTTAATGACGTTAAGCAAATCATTATCTTCAATTTGTAAAGTTGAAGCCGATGTGTACGAAACAACACAGCTATCTTCATACCTAATCCAATCCTTTGTAGACCTAAGCCCATCATCAAATATCATGCTAGCTGTGCTAAAGTCTCCTGAACAAGTTACCGTTATATCACCCCAATATATTGTTTTAGTTCCCGTGTAAACAGAAGTCGATACGCTTACTGTTTTTGAATACTGTCCTGTCAT